TAGTTGGGTCTGTCTGTAGTCCTACAATCAAGTAGTCACATTGTGTCTTTGCTTCTTCAAGCATGAGAACGTGACCTGCATGGAACAAATCAAAGCATGAACATGTGAAACCGATTTTCATATCATTCTTCCAAAAACTTCTCGATACCTTTGTTCTTCTTTATTTCCTTTTTTTTCTTCTTTGTTTCTTCAAATGTTTCAATGAAGTCGGAAATATTATCGTACAACTCGAAGGGTTTTGCTGGTGTATCATCGTATCCCATGAGTTCAGATTCATTGAAGATGCCGAACTGCTCAGTTGCTTTGTACTTTACATACAGTTGTTTCTTCTCTTTTTGAATTCTGCGGAGAAAAGCGTAGTAGATGATTTGTGTGAAGTATGCAAAAGGATTATTTGATTTCGAAACGTCAAAGTTCTCAAAGTACATCAGGCAGTTCTCAATGCCATCAGCAACCATTTCATCTCTGTACGTATAGTTGATGAAGTTAGGTTTGTGTGATAGACCTTCAGCAATCTTCATAAAGCATTCACCGATGTAATTGGGAATCTTTGGTTTTGGTTTGCCATCCTTTTTTGCTTCAGCTACTGCTGTTTGATACTCAATGAGTGCCTGACAAAAATCAGCGTTGTTGATGTAATGCTTTTTTGGTTTTGACACCGGCATTGGTATTGTTTGTTCTTCCATGATATATGTACCTTTTTAATGCTTGACTACCACTTGACAAAGGTCTACACTCCAGTATGTAGCCTCTGCATGTTAATTAATGAACTATGGATATATCTGGACCAACCTGGTCCAGCATCATAGTCATCAAATCTTGACTCATTTCTTCTTCATTTGATTCGGACGATTCCTCCACCATAGACTTAGCTTTGTGGATAGAATTCACAGCATTCTCAAAGTAATCAGAGAATTCCGAAGTAGGGTCCAAAATAGTAACAATCTCATTCTCAGCAAGGAATGCCTCATTGTGCTTTAGAAGTGGTGCAGGCAACCAATGATCCATCATAACAATATCCTTACCTGTTTTAGGGTTAGTTTTAACCATAAAAACCATAGGTTCTCTTACAATAAAATTCAATTTATCTACTTGTTCTAGATATGTTATAATATCTTCACCTGATTTAAGACGTAATACTTTTACTGCTTCCATTTTTTAATCCTATCTTGTAGAGTTTATAGGTGAACTTCTCCTCATTATATATCTTAGTTCTTTCTACAAAATGTTTCAGAGTAAAATTCATATAATTCTTGTAGCGGAGGTCATCTGCTATATCGTAAAGAACCGCTTTAGTCTTGTTGTCACCGATTCGTAAACCACGTCCAATAGATTGGAGATTTCGAACTCTTGATTTGGACGGAGATGCGAATATAATATTATGGAGATTCCTAATATTAATTCCAGTACTAAAGGTACCATAACTAGCCACAATAATAGCGTCATTTTCTTCTTCAGTGATCCGCCTTACTTCTTCCCTTGTTTCTGTGTCTGTTTTTCCGTAAACAAAGAAGACCTTCCTAGTACCAATTTTCTCGGTATTAGTTATCATATCATACAATATTTTACCGTGTTTGTCAACATATTGGTAAAGAATAAGTGTATTTCCATTCAAAGATACCGCAAGGTTTTTGATAAATTTGTTGCGTAACTCATTCAAGATTAAATATTCAATTTCTTCCTGATACGTTTTACCCTTCATTAACTGACACACCTCATCATCATGTTTCAGTACCAAACATTTGATTGTGAAATCTGCAATCTGTTTATTGTCCATCAGTTCTTTGGTAGTTGTTACCTTTTGAACGGGACCAAAAAGACCCTCAAGCACCAATTTGTGTGTCTTTGTACCGTCAAGTGTACCAGTTAGACCAATGCGATATTTTGCATTGATGCAGTTCGACATAATTGAGACAAGTGATTGTGCTTTGAACAGGTGTGCTTCGTCACCAATGATAAAATCGAACTGATGAAAGTATTCTTCTGGTTGCGTGTACAACGATTGCCATGTAGATATCGTGAGTGGTAAGTCTGTGTGTTTATCCTTACCTTGATAAATTTTATGTACATTCTCTTGTACATCCCAACCGTTCTTGGTTGAGTAATCAGCAAAGTCTGAATACAACTGTTCAACAAGAGAAGTTGTTGGAACAATAATCAATCCCTTCTTACACTTGTATGTCAATAGTTGACGCACTGTAAGGTAAATGATGAGAGATTTGCCTGATGATGTTGGTGAGAGTAGAAGGCACCGATTGTTACGCATAGCATGTACGTATGCATTTTTTTGGTAATCTCTAACATCTATGTCTGTATTTCTTGACTGCAACTCCAAGTCTGTGATAAACTTATCAGCATGATATACAGGATAATCTTCAGTCAAATCTGGTCTAGGGTCCCCGTACTCCAGTACATACTCACGTTCTTCACAGAAGTTTTCAATGTACGGAAGGAGACCGTGGTAGACCTGAAACGTTCTAAGGTCAAAGAGCCTTATCTTACCGTCCCAAATTTTATTTCGAAATGCCGGAGTAAATTGATGACCGGGTACATAGAAGGTAAAAAACTCCGACAACTCTTGTGCTGTCGAACGTTCACACTTTACCTTAACATACGCTTCGTTTCGTTTCGTTACTATTAGTTTAGTTTCCACCGATGAATCTTTCCCATGCAATATAATCTTTTAGTTGGAAAGTCCTACTCTTTAATTCTTGCATGATAGATTCACAAACAGCAATCGCTTCATCATGGTACATTTTCTTTTCTAACAGTCGTATCAACTCAGTGTCAGATTCCATGTAGCGTTCGATACCCTGTTTAGTTTTCACATTCAAGAGGAAGGGTTCCCAACCGTATTCATCTAGTTCTTCTTGTGATAGAGAACCGTTATAATATTCTTCTTTGATTTTACGCATACGTGCATAGTCAAAGTTCACACGCTTCATAGCAAGCCTGTGGTTCACAAGAATCTTTAGATACTTATTATGTAGTGTAGGTATTTTTAGCAGTTCTTTGCCTGGTTCCGTGGAATCAATAACAGAATCCTTTTCCCATTCTTTCAATATTTCTTCAAGTTTACTCATTATAATCTCCATTGCAAAATTACATTATATCACGAAATATTTTCTAGGTCAAACCAATCGTACCTAAAAGTTGCAGTTGCCATTATATGTTCTTCTGCTGAAAGTGTAGTATCAAATTCCAAATCACTTAATGAAAGTGGAAAAATATTAGTGAACTTCACTCTCATTTTTGGATTGTTTAAGTTAGACATTACGGTAAGTATTGCCTGTTTTTTACTTTCTTTTCTTTGCGTGTAGGAATTGTCAACGGATGATAGGTCTCTCATCCAGTTGTATATTGTTGTCCATGCCGACAAGTCCTCATTCACCATGAACGTTATGTCAAAGGTGTTGTATTCTATTTTAGTGCCAGAGTGGTACAAATCTAGATTCGGTGTAACTTGCAAAGCGGGATTCAATGTAACACCAGGAATATTTGCTTTCTGGCAAAAATACATTGTTTCAGATATTTCTGGAAATGCAACCACATATTTTGTTGGTTGCAATAGATTTGTTGTACTTGGGTGAGTTATGATTGCTCCACTCATATTATCTCCTTAATGACACATAGTATTTAGGAACCAACTTTTATGCATTTCCAACCTTTGTTTTGTTTGATTCTTCCTTGGGAAACTTTGACCATATTGCCTTGGTCCAATCCATTTTCTAAACAAAATTGTCTAAGGTTAACAATATTAATTTGTTTACCTTCTGGTGTTGTCAACAACCAAGCGCACTCTAAACTTTCTTTGGCTCTTTGTTTTTGGTGATTCGTTTGTGGTTTACCTATTCTAGATTGGCGCACCTTTTCAATGTGTTCGGGTGTTTGTTTATGACCTTTTTTCATTTCACTTATTAATCTTTTAGTTTCTTCTGAGTGTTCTTTGACATAAAATCTGTGTACAACGCTTGATTCGTTTTTGTCAAATTCATATTTGAAATTTTTTAATGATTCTAATATATCGTCCATTTGTTAACTTAATGTAATGGTTATACAAAAAGAGGAACCCGAAGGTTCCTCTAAAAGTGCCACTCTTAATGGTGGCTCTGTATCACAGAATCACATTAGGTTGGCGACTCTGAAAATACGGTAGTAAGTGTTACGCTTGGAGTACAACTGACCTAGGTCAACGTTTGAACCGCCTGCGAATGGGTTTGCAACCATGCCGTAACGAGTCTTGAAACCAATCTTTGGTTGGAATGTGTACTGGTCAACTGCACGAACCATTTGTAGAGGAACGTATGGGCAGTAGAATAGACCAGCGTCATAAGGAGAAGAACCCTTATAACCAATTGTTACCAATTCTTGGTTACCTGTGTAACCACCGAAGTATGGGTCGATGTAGACCTTGATACGACCGTGCAACAGACCAGCGAATGTGTTACCAGTGTCATCAACTTGCAAGTCAGCAGACAATGCAGGAGTGTACTGTAGAACACCAGCCATAGCCATAGCAGAAGCAACGTCAGATGATACGATCATCACGTTACCTTTACCACGACGAGTTTCTTTAGCAATAACGTTAGCGTCACGCTCAACTTGGAAAATCAAGCCTTTGAAACGCTCAACAGACCAACGGCCGTTAGAGTCAGTGTCAAGGTCGAAAGTACCTGGAGTTGTTGTACCGAATTGAGCACCGTTCTTAGCAACTGCATAGATTGTACGGATAACTTCACGGTTGATTTCAGCTAGAATTTCTGTAGACAGAATGTTAGACAATTCTGTTTCAGCGTCAAGACCGTGGATAGCCTTCAAGTCTTGAGCAAGTTCTAGTGAGTATTCAGCTTTCAACGCACGGCTTTGAGCAGTAACAGTAACCTTCTCGATAGAGAAAGCCATTTGACCGAAAGCAGTGTTCTGATCTGAACCTAGGTATTCAGCGGTAGCTGTTGGCATACCGATACCAGTTGTGAATGTGTTAGCTGTTGTGAAACCGTTGCCAACTGGGTTGGTAATTGTGTCACCAGTGGTGTTGTTAGCGAAACCGAAACGGTTTGTGTCGGAACCAATACCAGTGAACTGTGTGTTAGCTTCGTTGTAGAACGCTTCACGTCCAGAAGCAACCATGTTCTCACCGTATTTGGCACGCATTGCGAAAATCAAACCGGTAGGACCAGTCATTGGCTGAACGCCAGCAACGTCATAAGCGATAAGATTTGGTAATGCACGGCGAACCAAGCTGATTAAGATTGGGTCAAAGTTCTGAACACCAGCACCAGTAACGTTGGAAGGACCACCGGAAGTAGTCTCATTCAACATACCCATTTGGGCACGGTCTGACGCCATAGCTTGAGATTGGTTTTCAAGGACCATGGCTGTAACAGCCTTCTTGTATGGATCCTTAATAGCTTCTAGTTCTGGGTGCTCCAGAACAGGTTGCCATTTTTGTTTTAGTTCTTCAGATAAAAACATTTAAAATACTCCTGTTTTAATTAAATGTGGTTTATTTATTTTGCCACAGATTTTGAGATTGAATTAACAACGGCGTTAATCAGTGGATCAGCAGATGCTTTTGTTGGCTTATCTTCTGGCACTTCAACACCTTCTTCTAGGGCAGATTTTTCAGCAGGCTTAACAGACTTAGAAGGAGCATATGCTTCTTTCAATGTGCCAAGTTTTTCTGTGAATTCTTCCTCAGTTGTGAACTCAACACTCTCTGCGAGTGATTTAAGTTTTTCTACCTGAGTCTGCGTTAGGCCTTCGCAAACTGCTTGCACGGCCTGAATTTTCTTCTGTTCGTTTAGTTCTTTACGAACTTGAATTGAATTTTGGATTTCTTCGTTCAATTTGGCTTCTAGTTCTTCAACTTTGTCTGCCATTTCTTGAACAACATCAACTTTTTCTTCTGGAATGTCGATGTAGTGTTCTGCGAATAGATTCTTTAGACCACCAATAAAGTCTTCTACGATTTCAGCACGTAGACCAGACTCGATAGCTAGTTCGTTTTCTTTCATCCATTCTTCTACCATGTAGTTTAGGTAGTCATCGATCTTAGATGCAAAGTCTTCTTTGAGTTCTTCAACTGCTTGTTCGAATTGTTCGTGAAGTTGTGCTTCTACTTCTTCTGCAATTTCTTCTACACGTGACATAACGGCAGCTTCGAAAATTGTGGTAGCTTTAGAAACGAATTCTTCTGATAGGTCTTCACCTTGAAGCAATGCATCAATGTCTTCTTTCAGACCTTTCTTAGCCATCATTTTCTTCATCATGGCTTTATCATGCTTTTCATCTTCGTGGCCTTCTTTGTCTTCTGCTTCAGAAACGACTTCGCCGTCTTCTTCTACTTCTTCATTCTTTTGGCCACCATAAGATTGGATGCCAACGCCATTTTTGTTTTTGTCCATCATTTGTTTACCAGGCTTGCCTTCAGGTGCTTCAACAGAACCGTGTTCAGCAGGTTGACCTGATAGCTTCTTAGCTGGCTCAGCACCTACTGGAGGTGTAGCGCCTGGAGGTGTAGCTGTTGCAACACCTTTAGTGGCATCTGGACCACCATCTGTTGTTTTGGTAACTTCTGTACCAATTTCACCAACGTCTTTTTGACCTGCAACTACGGATGTAGGCAGTTTAGAAGGACCTTCGGTTCCTTTTTTTGCTGAAGAAATGCTTTTATTTAGAATTTCAGCGGCAGCTTCAGATAAATTAAACTTCTTAACCATTTAAAACTCTCCTTGGTTTTGTATGTGGATATTTATAATATTATAGTTTTCTAAGGAAGTTTTCGAAAATTTGCAAACTTACTTGCTCGATCTCTTTACGAGATGCTTTGCGTACTTGTTGAATCGCTTCTTCAAGATGCATTTCAGTCCACTTACCATCTACTAACATCCATTCTTTGCCTTCCATAATTCCCTGTACGAATGCACCAGGTGCAGAAGGATCGGCCACAATATCTGCCGCTGTGGCAAGATAGAAATCGGGTTGCACAACGTTCACACCGTTGACCATTTTTAAAGAACCCATACCACGGGAAGACACACCTAATTGTGCGCCACCTTCGATAAGGCTTCTTGCAATGTTACCCATGGGTGTATCAAGAATCTTTGCTTTACCAATCCACTGGTTACCATCTTCACGGAGACCAACAATCATGTGAGACACACGATCCAAGTTGATTGATGGAGAATCAGGATGGCCTAATTCACCAAAAGCACGATTCTTATTGATATAATCTTCGGTGTATCTGTGAACTTCTTTACGTAATGTATTGAATTCGTAGATACGGCCGTTTTTGTTTTTCTTTTCGGCAACAAGGAAAGGTCCTTCAATATGAAGGATCTTTTTACCATCAGCTTCTTCTGTGAGATAGCTGACTGTTTCGGTAATTTCTTTAATAAGTTTCATTTTAGACCCATTGCCTTTCGTTTTCTTAACGATATTTTTCTTTTTCGTAAGATTTGATTCTTCTTACTTCTAAGTTTAATCTTTGCCCTACGTGCCCCCATCATACGATGACGGCGTTCTTGTGAAGACATTCTTACGACTTTGCCTCCACGTATTGTATAACCAGGTACAGTTGAGAATTTCTTCCTTCTCTGTACTTTGCCAGCACGTATACGTACACGTACTAACTTTGTTCTGCCCATTTTTAGGATGTTTGCCTCATCCAAGCCTAATTTCTCGGCTTCTTCCACAACTATTCGTTGTTTAATTATTTCTAATTTTTGTTCGAATAATTCTTTAATTCTTTCGTCTATTAACTTTCTGGCTTCCGTTAAGTTACCAGAAAGAAAACAATCAACAAGTGACATTATGGTCTCAAACTAAAATTAGGACCATAGTTGAATGCCGCAGGATCATTGAATTGACCACGCTGATAATGTGCATTATCTTTACGTAGTTCCAAAATAATTGTGTAACTATCACCGTTCATCATACCACGTGTAGTGATACCAATGTTTCCGTTTGAGCCTGCCGCACCTGCTGTTGGGTTTGGAATTGTGATCCAGTTACCTGCACCATCATATTCACCATTACCATTCAAGAAGAATGCTGTGTTGGATGCTGTTGCTGTCCAATACAATTCAACATCAGCATTTGCAGTTGCAGAGCAATCATACCACAAACGATTGATAGCCAAACCGTAATATGATAACGTGGTGTTTGCAGAACCACCTTGTGTGTTAGCCACAAGAAAACCATTGGTCGCTAAAGCACCAGAAAGTGTGTTAGCAACGATACGTGCTGTGTTAGACTCTTGACCTGTACCATCAAATTTAGCTGTTAGTTTAATCACAGCATGTTGTGTGTCATCTTTTAGTACGTTAATTCCATATACGTTTGCCATTTTTATTCCTTAGAAAACTTAGCGATAGTTTGAAAATGTTTTGCAGAGGCTTCCAACATATCCAACATCTTCGCTTTATTAGCCTCATTAATTTTTTTGTGTAACTCTATCATTTGTTTTGCCATTTGAGGAGTTATTTCTGATGTAGAGCCATCCAAATGTTCTACAACAATGGTTTTTCTGTCTTCATTTACCTGTTTAATCTTATCGAAAACAGTTTCCTCATTAGCCGACCATTGCATATCTTCATATGGAACAGTAACATATTTGTTAATTTTATCTACGTAATAAAGAGCAACACGTTGACCGTTTGGAAATTGACGCACAGATTTTCTACGCATAATTAAAACGGCAGGTGGATCCAATTCACGTGCTTGAGAAGTTTTACCTTCCATAACTGGAGTTGAAGTTGCCATTAAAGCTGAATTGTTTTTCAACTTAGAAAGAACAGGATCGTGTGCGTTTATTTCATGACCAGCCGCATGTAATCTCTGAATATCATTAAACTTCTCCATAACTGGAGCAAGATATTCTGGATGGTGTGTATGAAACATAACGTGTGCCGCATAATCAGCAAGGTCAACAATACCACGTTTTTGAATATCTAAATGATGGTGCAATTCTGTCGGCGACAGTACACCATCTCCATTCTCATCTGGAGATCCGTCTTCTTTAATTTCTCTCTGAAGAAAATCTTTTAGACTTTTCATTCTTCTGTTTCGGTTTCAGGTTGATGTTGTGCAATTAAATTTTGTGCAATAACTTGTTTTCTTTGCTCAATAGCGGCAAAGATTTTATCATTGATTTCATTGTACAATGCATCACGCATCTGTGTTGCGTTATCTGTAAATGCATTGTCAACTACTGCTCTAAGATTATCATTCATATTATTCTCCATTAAACATCAAATATTTATAACACTCTCTGTAGCATACGCATCGTAGGTGTATACTCATTATTTAAGCTAAGGTCACCTCTAGGTGTTTGTGCGTTATCTTGTGGTGATGGATTTGGAGCAGGCACTGGTGCACCACCTCCGCCACCGCCACCAGCACCATCAGGATTCATTAACTCTTGTTGACCTTGTTGTGCGATTTGCATTGGATCCATAATTAGACCGGCTGCTTTTTCTTTGTCAATTTGTTTTTGCATCTCTTTAATGTCATCGTCAGATAGACGTAGAACATTACGTTGAATCCATTCCATAGAATAGTAACGACCAACATATGGATCAACTGAGCCAAGCAAAGATAGACGTTCACGTACCAACTCTGCTTCTTTAAGTTCGGCAAAGTTATTATCTTTTAAGAAATCGAAATAAATGTTTTCTCTGAATTCATCGAATTCTTCTGATGTACAAATACCTTTTAAAACACACTGTACACGGAGTGCTTGTGAAAAAATCTCAGAAAACTTTTGACGTTGACGGTCAACAAATTTGGAGAACTTAACTTCATCACGTGATATTTCACCAACACGACCTAAAGAAAAGCCTGATTGATTTGGGTCTAAACGTGAAACAGGTACGTTGAGTGACTTGTATAGTTTCTTTTCGAAATACTTAACGTCTTCAAGTTCACCAAGGTTTTGACCACCAGGAAGTGTAGTAATTTCGGTACCCTTACCGCCTTCACGGCGAGGCAACCAAAAGTCTTCCATCATAGAAAGGAATTTACGGTCATCACGTACTTCACCTGTCTGTGCATCATACACCAACTTGTTTTTATACTTGACCATAATATCACGGAGATATTGTTCTGCTTTTAACTTTGGTAGATTACCAACGTCAATATAAAAAATTCTACGTTCTGGCGCACGTGAGATACGGTAAATAACCGTAGCGTCTTCAATCATGCGGAGTTGGTTTAGAGGTTTGATTGCCTTGTGTAGATAAGAAAGAACAACCGCACGGCGAGAGTCCATCAAACCAGAATTGATATTAATGATTGCATCTTTAGCGATACGAACACCAACTGGTCCGTAGCTTGAAGATGTTCCAGAAACTACTTTATCATTATAGATGTAGTATTCGTTGACTGTCTGTACAACATCGACCGATGTTCCGGTGTCTTTGTCTTTTTTGATTTCACGTACCTTACGTATCTTACGTGGATCAATATATCTGAGTGCTTTAATACCGTCTTGTGGTCTTTCTTCATCAAGAATGATGTGGTAAAAAAGTCTACCATCGACATAGAATCTACGGAAAGTATCTGTAGACATGTTTTGGTAATTTAACAATCTAAGAACGATAGTGAATTCTTCTTCGATTGCTTTTTTAATTTTCTCGGGCTGCCTCAAATCGTCCATGATAATACGAACAGATTTTCCGTCATCGTTCTGTACAATCGCTTCATTGACAATATCATCAATCGCAGATTCAATTTCTGGTTGCATTGCCATTTCACGATATCGGGAAATCAACTCGACTTCGTTTTTTGCTGTGCCATCTAAATCAACATATGTGCCGTAATAAGCGGCTGACGAAATGGTTAAAGCCCCATCTTCGTTAGAAGGTGGTGCAAAGGTTTTCTCCGACTGCTGTTCAATATCAGTCTTTTGTCGAGAGATTTGGAAACCGAAAAGATTTAGTGCCATGTTTGTTTATTTCCAATTCAAGTAAACATAAAGGGGGGAATTAATCCCCCCATATAATTAGGAAGTTGTGTCAGATTCCCACCACTGATATGCTAGGGTCGTTGAGAATTCTTCGATAGAATCATTTGAACCCCAATCTAAATCAATTGGTGACAAGTCCACTGGGAATGCTCCGACAAATTTATATGTCTTTATAATATTGCCAGCTTTGTCATATTGGTCAACCTTAGCGTCAACTGAGTAGCCTGTTGGGCTACCAGCAGTTGCAGTACGCAGGTTACCACCGTGGGAATTAATACCGTTCATCCACGATTCGAATGCTCTACGCACTTTGAAGTTTTCATCGTTGATAATGGTAATTGTCCAGTCAGCAAAGTTTCTGTTTCCAGCAAACTTCAACTCACGACCAAAATAATATAGTGGAACAGTACCAACAGTTGAACCTGGCAATTGTGCAGTCTTGCAAAGGAATGTTAGTGCTTGTCCAGAATTTACTGGGTCGTTAGCGAATACTGGGAAAGTCATTGTGACTTGGAACAGGTTGGGACGAGCACCATCTCCGATGAGATTTGCACGAAACTCTGTTACGTTGAAAGCCATTGTTTTCTCCTATTTCTTATTATTTATTACACAGAGCCAACGATTTCACTGAAACTTACACCTGTGCGTACAGCAACAAAGTTCAACTGAATATAGTTGATAGAGCGTGCAGGCTTAATGTAAATGTCACCAACAAACCTGTTAGCATCAATAACGTCACCTGTGTTATTTGTTGTATCACAAACAACACGATAGTCATAGATACCACGGCGACCTTTAACGTCACGTAGGAATGGTTCAACTAGAGCAACAAATTGAGCACGTGTAAACTCATCATTCAATTCGAATAGAGAATACTTAGATGCTGTTGAAATGGCTTTTTCTAGCACAATAAACAATCTACGTACATTGATACGGCTAAACGCTGATGGTTGTGTTATCAGAGTCTTATCACCGTACAACATTGTACCTTGACCAGGGAAGGAAACAACTGGGTTAACACCAACGGAGTAAATTGCATCACGTTGAGCTTCTGATGGATTCCATGCCAATTTAACAACGTTCTTGATTGCACCACGGTTTACACCTGCTGGAGAGAACCAAGGATCACGTGTTTGATCTGTACGTACACATAGACCGGCAATATCACCATTCAATGGAATCCAACGGTATACGTTGTTATACTTGTCGAATTGGTATTTCCAGCCAGAGTCTGCAACCGCATATGTTGAAGCACGTGATAGTGTTGTTACCCATGAAGTAACTGCTGATTCAGGTGTTGCACCACCAACAATACCAGATTGTGGAGGAGACACAAAAGCGATACAATCTTTACGTGCAGAAGAAATGGAATCAATTGCATATTGTTGAACTGTTGTGAAGTTGGAAGCACCACCTGCATCACCAGTAACAACTAGAGAAATGTCAACAATATCTGGATTGGTAAACTCACTATAAGCTATTGTGTAGTCTGCCGCTGTCAAAGCTAGGTCTGAACCAGAAGCAAGAGATACTGTTGAACCAACGTTAGCAGAAGCCATGAAGCAACCAGAGAACGATGTATTTGCTGTTTGACCCCAAGTACCAGATGTATTTGCATTGTCTACTGGACCAAGTGCGTAAACATATTTTGATTGATTGCGTAGAACTGTTCTGTAGTATGAAGGTGAACCATCATCTGTTATCGCATCGGATGCTTTTGATAGATATGGGAAAACTTCTAGAACGGTACCTTTTGCACCATTGCTGAACAAACCGTCTTCGTCTACAACAACCATGTGGAACTGGTCATTTGCACCACCAGAAGTGGCAACATAAGATGAAGTGGCTGGTGCCGCAGGGAAATATGGCTTATATGTCCAAGAATTGAATGATGAGCCACCTGATGCCGCATTTGCTGTGTTAGAATCCCAAACAGAAACTCTCAATGAGTTACCTAATGCGCCTGGAAAACGTGCAACAAATGATTGACCCAATGTATCTGTGATGTATGTTGAATCATATACATCAGGATTATTGATTGTCAACACTGTTGATGTGTTTGCACCAGCATTTTTAGATGTATTGTTTGCGGCACGTACAACTTGGAGATTATTTCCATAAGCTAAGAAGTTAGCCGCTGAAAAGAATGAAGTTGCTGTGTTACCATTTGGTTGCCCAAACTTGTTAACTAAATCTGTTTCATGTGTTACGAGTGTTCTTTGTCCTACTGGTCCCCATTGGAATGGTCCAGCGAATGCACCGGCCGTAGTAGATACCGCAGGGACAACTGTTGTTAAGTCGACCTCGGATACATTTACGCCTGGAGAAATTTGAAATGCCATTTTACTCTCCTTGTTTTATAATGCTATTTGGCAGTAATAACCTATACTATATTTATGAATTGGTGGTTTTATAGTTAGTTCATAAAGAATGTTGAAGGACCTTTATCTTCCTCCCTAGTCATCCAAACGTCACCACCCTCTACGATGTAATTTTTATCAGTACCATCATCAAAGATACCAAAAGATGGCATTTCTTCGTCCGATTGATTCAACATTTCCAACTGCATCTGTTTTCTCAAATCATGGTTGACAATCTCCTTGAAGTATTGCTGTGTTGTCATCCATGCAAACATAACCAGTGTCATAACAATATCGTCATTTGCACCTTCTTCTGCTTTAAAACTATTGAGTGATGACACAAAAGTTGTTAGCTGAGATATGGTATCAAAATCATTGATAATTAACTTATCATTTTCTATCAAAGTCTTAAGGTTGGAACAACCAATCCTCTTAACTTGTGGTGACATTTTCAGGCCAAGCTGAATGCCACGACCAAAACCTGTACCCATTGCCTGTGCTTTTTTGTTACCAGTTTCAATCTTTACTACGTTTTCATACTCAAGGTCTTGGTGTAAAGTATCGGCAATCTGTGGTGTGTTATTTATTTCTATCAGGACATACGCATCATTGAATAGTTTTGCTGTATTAAAGATGACGGTTGGAAATAACACTGGTGAAATCGATGAAGAATTGTACTTGGCAACCTGTTTATATGGTATTGAAGATACATCAAATACTGTGAAACTGGAAGCATCCAGATTTCTACCTTCGGCTGGGTCAACCGTAATTGCATAGATGTGGTCAGCCGAACGTTCATCATCACCTTTAACTGGATATTCATAAATGTCCAGCATTTCATGTTTGGCAATTGGTTCTTTGTAAACCAACTGTGCGAGTTTAGAGCCAGAAATAAGCGTATTGGTGGAACCCAAGAACTCACATTCAAACTCCTGACGGAACTGTTCTTCGGAAGTGTTCTTAATTGTTTCTTCTTTCCACTTTTCATCACGACCTGGAACCATAGACCAGTGAATCTCAAAGGTCTTGTATCCGTTCTTCTTACCAATGGCATCCATCCAGAGTTTGTAGAACAAATTCATGCCGTTAGGTGTAGAAACAATAATAATCTTTGTAGTCTTACCGGATGAGATAACAGGGTAAACAGAGTTAAAGAACTCATTGGCAATGTTGGCTGGAACGAACGCAAATTCGTCCAAGAATACTACGTTGAAAGAACCTCCACGAACAGCAGAACTGGATGTGGATGCCGCAATAATCTTTGAACCGTTTTCAAGTTCTACGTTACCTTTGTTCCATGTTACAACACCTTGTTGCAACCACATTGGTAGGTTTTCATAAGCAAGTTGATACTTGGCGAGAATGTCACGTGCCAGAGAACCCTTGTTGGCAAGAACAGCAACGTTTTGTTGGTCTGAAAAGAGTGTGAGCCAAAGTAGGTATGCAACTGATGTTGTAGTCTTACCAACCTGGCGAGGGCATTTGGTGATAGAGAATCTGTTTTCATGGTATGTGCGAATCATTTCCTTTTGGAAATCCCACATACGGAACGGCATAAGACCTTCATCAACGTTAACAATCTTGATGTATTCCATAGCAAAATACACCGGATCTTTGGCACACTTTATGTACTCATCAACTTCTTCCTGTGTATATGCGTGTTCAACCCCTGCTTTCTTGAGTAAAGGATTGTCACGGTATGAATCTTTATTATTAATCGCCATTCTTTGCTTTTAATAACTTTGAAAGTTCTGACGTTGAGCCTACGAAAATAGCCTTGTCTACATTAACACCAGAATCATTCTTCTTGATGTTCTTGAGTTCTCGAATGGTCTTTTGCATGACCATTAATTTTTCATTTGCTTCTGCTGTGTTCTTAATGAGAGTTGCCACAACTTCAAACGCACGTGGGTGTTCTGTCTCTGATGCAATAGCAAGAAGATGGTCAATTGCTTGATTACCTTTTACAACCAAATCTTTGAGTGTTTGCCTCGACTCTGCATAATCGGAATCAAGGTCGCCGTCCAGATTTTTGTTTACTTCTGATTCAATTTTTGCAGGTAATTTTTCAGTCTTTTCTATAACTGTTGGTGTCACATCAAATATTTCAGTCATACTCTTTTCAAATTTTGACATAATTTATGCTATGGCAGCTTTGAATACCATAAATCCTAGTAGTGGTGCTTCTGGTGGTGATGGATCATTTGAGTTGTTACGAACCGTAATGATCGCAAAGCCGTCTTGTGGTGTTGCTGTAACGTCATACAAAGCCATAGTTCCTTCGCTAATGTGTGCAATATAAACTAGGTCGTTTGCTGTTATAAAACTGTTATTGAATGTAAATGTATCTGAGAATTCAGCAGGAGCAATAACTGAATAAAGACTGATTCTTCCCGTCACAGCATTTAATGTTACTGGTGATGTTCGTGATGTTGTTTGTGTAACATAACCACCAGAACCTTGCCTGTATCCGATACCAGTACTGGAAATTGTCACGTTCGGTGTCTGTATGTTTCCGGTAACTGTCAATGATCCTGCCAGTGTTCCTGTGGTATTTGCAAGCGCATTGTTTGCCTTCGCAAAAGCCGATTGCGAATATGTATTCACAGAATTGGCAGCGTTGTATGCCGCATTAGCATGTATTGTGATGTAGTTTCTGAGCGTATCAACTTTAACACTGTTGGTTGTCACTGATACGGTATTTGCAACAGGAATTAAAATACTTCCAGGTACACTGGAAATATCATTTAAATTGGTTAATTCTGAAATCTTTTTTGACATTTTTTATCCTATTTGTATGACTATATCCTGTCCATCTTCGGTAGTTAAATCTTCTCCGATTTCGGTCAATAGCGGTTGATACAGAATGTTTTCTGGGAATTCTGTGGTCTTAACTGAATATGTATAATTGTTTGGCAAGATAACATCGAACGGATTTGGTTGAACTTGAATGCTGACCAATTTAACTGGAGAAATTTCAAATGATGATGGTGTCCAGGTTGAATTTGAAGAAATTCCCTTCAATGGAGTACCTGTTACAAAATGACCTGTCGTATCTTTTAGTTCCAATTTTCTTGTGTCTGCGTACCAAGATACCACTTTTCCTGTAGCTGTTGCCGTGTCGTAAGAATAACCTTGATATACCGATTCTTCAACCGTGTAAATACCCAAACCACCAGTGGACATATTTGCAATAATTTTTTTATGTTCTAATGTGTTGTCATCAAAAATGTTTGTTATCGCAGTTTTAATTATCTTTGGTTGTGATACAGGACCGTACAGATAACCTTTAACCGTAAAAGTGAGAGTCCAAATAATGCTTCTTACTTTTGAATTATAATCACCTTCATAATCAACTTCATTCGAAACTGATTTGAGAATGATAGGCAACTGCTTGACGATTCCCATTTCAGGAACCAAATTAACATTCACTGTATAATCTGGTGTAAAATATGGAAGTATTTTTTCCATAAGTTGAGCACCGTCTTCAATGTTCCTGACATACGCAAAAAGTGAGAAATCGAAATCGAAAGGAACAGGATTATAAACAGCAAGATTTGCGTTTGTGCTATTTGAGTGTGAAGTTATTTTACTGTTGGTGTTCAACTTTCGTGATGCGTCATAACTCATGTTTGTCATTTCAAACGACATAATTGGTAGAGTTACTTGCACCTTTTTATCGAGAGACGGATCACCTTCCAAACGAGAAACATACTTTTCTTTTCCACCATAAAGTATTGGAACCAAGAAATTTTCTTGTTCGACACCAGCCGAATTATATCGTGCTAATTTAATTTCATTGAAAAGATTGCCAAATGCGATAACAACTTTTCTAATTATTCTGTGGTATGCATAACTCATGTCGGTGTACCAAATGGATTAATTTCAGACAGGTCAACAATATCGTTTGCTTCTGTTTGAATGTTTTTGTTATCGTACATCTCACGTTCTTGTGGGTCTGTCAGTTTATCAACTGCATTTGCAACAACAAAACGTGCGCCACTTGTATTGCCTGTGAGTAATTGATTGTTTGCAAAAGTACCTAGAAGGTCTGTAACTTTCAGTGTACCAGATGGACGGTCCCAATATGTAACTGTACCAGATACACCTGTTGTATTTGC